ATCGGTGATGATGGGAATGCGAATTGCCATTAGATCTGTCCACTTCTTGCGATTGCTTTAGTGATGTTGTCTTCGACTGATCTTGTGATCTGTTCTACAGCGTTGTTTATGTTGTGTTGATTTTTTTCTACTGCCGGATACATCGTTCGCGAAGGGTTTTCAGGAAATGTTGCAGCAAGGTTCTCGATCAGGGTGTTGGTCCAGCTGTAGGTGATGCCTTTGCGCTTTTGGGTTGATGTGGATTTACCACCACGCCCAGCAATGTCGAACACAATTCCTGCTGGGTTCTTTTGCTGCACAATAAAAGCGCTTAGAGTTTCGTATTGTGCGCCGTTGATGAGGTTCTTTTTTCGGGCGCGTCGAGTGTCAATCTTTACGCTTACGCCACGATTAGCGATTGCTTTATCCCACGGCATGATGTGTCGCCATTTGCGACCAAAGCCACGCATGACAGTGGAGCCGATCCCGTTGGGGATATTGGCTCGAGCATCGTTCAAGGTTGGTTCCATTAGACGCTTGTATTCTTTGGTGATCTCGCGACGGAGATCTGGGGCAAGACGATTCAGCAGCTTGAGGTCTTCTTTGATTCCTCGTATTTCTGTGCTGACTTCGATTGCCATGTTGTCACTTCCTGTTTCTTTCCTCTAACACAGTAGTGACAGTGAGCAGGTCGGCAGTGTCAAACTCTTCCTCGTAAAAGCGCGGAGCCCACGAAAGAGCAACTAGCAATTCTGCTAGGAGCCTTCGGTGAGTTCCGCGAGGATAGGGTTTTCGATTTCCTCAGCAACCACCTCAACGGCATCGAGCTTTGCAATGAACTTGTCAAACTCACCCGGCACAACGATCTTGGCTTGCTTGGATGCTTCCCACGCTAAAAACGCGAGATCTTCCACGCCGATGCCGTTCGCCATGTCTGACGCTTTGCGCTTGAACCGTCGTTCCCATGCAACCAATGTGACAAGGTTTGTCGTCACTTCGTATGGGTCTTTGCCTTCTTCTGTCACCTTTAGGTGCAGCTTCATTTCTTCTCGCTTTCGTGTCGGACCGATGTGCGGTCAGTTATTAGCTTTCGTCAGAAGTGTAAACACCGCCATTGAACACCACCGAAATGGTCCCAAGGGCCCCGAGGCTGGTCACGATTGGTAGTGCAGCCAAGAATGTTCCGGTAAATGTCAGACCCGGATTGGTTGCTGAGTCTGCACCGACTGCTGGCTTCACGATCACATTTGTCGAAGTGCCGACTAGTGATTTCAATGTGGCCCAAGTTTCCGAGCTGGCGAAGCTGGCGTAGAAGTCGAGTGTGACTGAGTGTGCTCCAAGACCTGACACATACTTGCGTGATGTGTCGCCGAATGCGGTTGCTTCGAGCTGGTCATAGTTGATGTTTACCGTCGCGCCTGTGCACTGATCGCTGAGATCAATGCTGTTCACTGTGACGACTGGGTTTGAGAGGTAGGTGCTGGTTGCCATGATTACTCCTTGGATGCTTTCTTAGATTTAGTTTTAGCAGGTTTTTCTTCTTCGGTGGTTGATACCTCAGCCTCGACAATAAAGCCACCAGCCAAAAGTGCAGTGACATTGACTCCAGCCTTGGGCTTGAATGGTTCACCGATTACGCCTAGGCGATGAGATGCGATCACATAGTTCACGATGTTTGCGCCTGCACTTCAATCATCATCTCGTACGCCGGCAGAACTACTCCACCGACATCCACGCTGGTCGGGCTTCCAGATGTTGCTCCGACATTGGCAGTCATTACTGATGCAGCCATGTTGAGAATGTTGCCCAAAGCGTCAGCATTGCCCGGACCCATTGAGATGATCTGCACAGGGAAGGTCATCTTGGCAATGTTGTAGTTCCACATCGTGAACGATGGCGCTGAAATGAAGACGCACGGTGGCCTGAGATTGCGCGGATCAGTCACGACTTGCAGACCGGTAGCGGTTGCCAGTTTTGTTCCTAATGCGCTCATCGCATTGTTGAAGAGATCGGTGTAGTTGGAGACGGTCATGCGCAAGCCGGGCGATCAATGCCGAGAAGTTGTTTGATCTGACCATTCATTCCCACGACTGGTGTCTGGCCCATGTCTTGATATGAGCTAAATACATCCACGGTTCCGCGCGACTTATAGAGCATGCCCGCATACATCACAGTTCCGAGATACACATCTTGCGATGGCACCGTGGTCAGCGAGTCCCCTGTGTATCCTGCCTCAGTTCTGCGCCTACTGCAGAAGGCATTCGATGCAGCTGCACAAGTCGTCACAAAAGCCTGATCGCCGGCAGACGCGACGGAGATGCCGAGCCAATCGAGAACATTTTGTGCTGTGATCCAAGTACAGGTCTGTGTGTATGTGACCGTGCCGGTCGCAGCTACACGCGAGACATCGCTTGCGGTCTTGGCGTAAAGAACCTGATTTTGGATTGGGACATTGAAGTCATAAAGCAGATCGCCTTCGCTATCAATGCCAAGGTACTCAAACTCTGGCAACGCATAGACGGTGTAGGTTCCGTTGAATGTTGCATCAACTGATGCGACCGTGATGGATTCGCCGACTGCAATCTCCGATGGGGTGAGGAGTTGCAGTACGGCGTAGTTATCCAGTAGGTACTTGAAGGTAACGCTGTAGGTTGCCATGAGCGGAAGCTCCGCTCTCGACTAAGCCTGTGTGATCTTGCGGATCATGCTCGAGTTTGCAGCGAAGGTTGCTGCATATCCGAACACGCTCATCTGGCGACCCAAGGTTGAAGGTACTTCAACGCTGAGCAAGCCACGATCCTGACGGTAGATCTCAAATGCGTTTTTGTTCATGATGACCATGGTCTTGGCTGCGAACTTGTTGTCCACGACGATCTCAAGACCGAGTGGGTTCATGCCTGACCATGATGCAGCTGAACCTGCACCGAGTGAGTTCTGACCGTTCAATCCCGGTGCACCGAGTGCTGGGAAGATTGGACGCTTCGTGGTGTCTACAAGCTGACCCATGAGAGCCCAAGTTGCTGGGTCCACGAACATGTGTGTAGGCAGGTAGTTGGTTGCTGACGAGATCGTCACTGCTGCATCGTAGATTGACTTCATCAAGTCTTCTGGAGTCAAGTCCCATACGCCATCTGACGATGCTGCTGCAAGCAAGTTGTCTGCAGCGTAGTTGTCAATTGCGGTGAGGTATTGACCAGCCAAGTCTTGAATGATGATCTGCATTGCGTTCGGATCCGTGAAGTCGATGACTTGGTAGGAGAGCTGGGCCTGTCCAGCAAATGTCACTTTGCTGACCGTGTTCGCTGCAATCACGGCAGTCGTTGCTGATACTGCGGTGAGTTCAGTTGATTGCTGACCGACGGTTGGGTGAGTCGTCCATGTTGGGCGAATGAAAGTTGCACCGCTGTTCCCGTTCGGCATCGCCCTTGTGCCGAGTGCATTCAACACTGGAGCGATGTAGTTGATATCCGCGAACACAGGTCCCAAAATTGGAACAGGGACCAGACCTGCGTCATTGCTGATCACATTGTCTCCAGCTGCCGCTTCAATGTCTGACTTGTGGAATGCGCGGTAATCGTTCCATACGCGGTTGGCATTCGCTGCAACTTCACCGCCCTTGTGCATTGCTGCAACAAACTCTGCAGCTGATGGCAAGCGTGGCTCACGCTTTGCTGATGCGAAAATTGGAGTCGGGATTGATGCCTCGACTGGTGCTTGTACTTCGGTTGCTTCTGACATTTCTTGCTCCTGTTCTGGGATTACTTCTTCAGTATTGCTTACTTCTTCTTCTGGTTGGTGGATACTCGCAGCGATTTCTGTGATCTGTGCTCCTGCGAATGCTGGGATGGCGACAACGCTGAGCTCGCTCCATACTGCAGCGCGGATCTCCATCGTGCCGGCTTCGTCATAACTGAATGAAGTCGGGGTGATTCCAATGCTCACGGAGTCAAGCACACCGTCCTTCATGAGTGTCATTGCTTCGTTGCCCAGCTGTGTGTCGCTGATCTTGGCAGTGAAGAGCATTCCTTCCGGCGTGGACTGGCGAGCCGTAACGATGCCGATCGCCTGATCTGTCGAATGATTGAGAAGCAGACGAGGAGCCTTGCCATCCACTGGAAGAGCTCCTTCAAGTACGCGCACGGATGTTCCGTCCGAGACGGTTGCTTCTACGCCGTAAGGAACTGCGATGCCGGTGATGGTTCGTCGTGGTTGACCGTCTGGGCCTGCTGCATCAATGCTGACTGCTTGTGCTGTGAATTGGATCATTCTGCGATCTGCTCCTGTGTGTTTTCTTCTGGCATATCGGATTCTTCCATCTTGTCGGCAAGATAGTTTTCTTCTAGGTATTCGTCAGCGTCGAACTTGACATAGGTTCCTCTCGGTAACACATTATCCATTGAGAGTGTGTTGGCGATGCATTCCGCGTAAGCCTTCACACCGAAGATGTAAAGATCGGCGCGTGCCTGTTGTGATGACTGATACGAATATGAGCCCGTGCTTACGCCGACAAGGTACGGTGGCACATTAGTTAGTCGTGCGCATTCGAGCGCTTGATAGTTTGCAGCGTCAATCAAGAGCATCTTGTCTGGTGTTGCTTGTGATGGCTCAAAGGACAAGAACTCATTGAGAACCGCGATCTGATTGAGTTTGCGCGCCGACTCAAACTGCGCGCCGATTGAACTGAGCTCAGAGGGTGATAAAGGCTCACCGCCAGTCTGCCGAAGGACTCCCGACGGTATGAGGCTTTCCGCGTTTCTGTACCTACTGGACTCCAACTTGAGCGCAGTGTTTACTACGCCGGGCGATTGGTAGATGATGCCTTGAATGCCTGAGATGAATTGCACGACATTTCGGTAGTCGAGTTCTTGTCCGAGAAAGTAGAGCTCTTTGGATGGTGCGAAGAAGACGGGTCCAGACTGATCGCGACGGGTGATGGATCCGGCTGGTAGACGCTCGAACTCCGAGGGATAGCCATCTTGAGTCCTTGCCGTAATGGCGAGGTAGCCAACACCATAAAAGAAAATATCGTCAAATAACCAGCTAAGGAGTGTGGAGTTCGGAATTGATGGCGACATGCGACGAAGCCATGTGCGCGGTGCGAGACGAGTTTCTTCCATCTCTTGTGTTTGTTCGTTCCATGTTTCTTTGTACATGATGAGAGGCATGCAAGAAATCACTGAGGCCATGAGGTCGCGTGCGCGTGAGATTGCTGGGACGCTCATTGCGCGATTGCGCGCTTCGCCTTCTTGATAGGTGTAGTAAGCGCCGATCATTGATTGACCGGTGTATCCGCCACCTGCTGCAGCTGCTTTGCCTACTGGCTCAGAAATTGCAGCTTTAGATACTTTGCGCTCGAATAATGCCATGTCTTTACTCTTCCATAGATGGGTCGGCTTTTGGTGGAGTCGCGCATCAGGGACTTCTCCGACGAAAGGCTCGACGCACGACTCCGCGCGTATCTTAGTTGGCAACGACGACGAGCTGTGGCTTCCCTCGACTGTGCTTATTGCCAGCAACGATTGCGCTTGAGAAGATCATTGTCCTGCAAAGTTCAATCGGTCCGGGCGAGCGTTGTGAGCTGACAGCGATAGATCCTTGTGTTCGGACTGAGACAGCGCGCACGACATGTTCTGCTAATGCCATTTCTCCTGTATGCACAATTTGTCGTTCGCGGATCAATCCTTGGACTGCTGGAGTCCATTTCAAGATTTCTGCATAGCCGACAACGACACGCCGACGCTCGATTGATGGTGGGCATTGGAGATCGATTGTTGGTGTGAACGCGAACTGGATGCTCGGATCTTTGGCGAGCTGGTGGATGTGATCCCAAAGTTGTGTTTGTGTGTCGCAGGTAAACGCGACCGTGACCCCGATCCGACCGTCTGGCAAGAGAACTGATCTTGTGGCGTAGTAGTGCGAGTCATTGAAATCAACCTCAACTGCAACCACTCCGCCAGCTGGAAGTGGCTCAGAAGTGACAAGCTGCGACCAAAGACCTTGAGGAAGCCATGATCGATCGGTCGCGATCCATAGATTCACGCTCGAGCGTAGGAACGATGCGCGATCTGGCAGCTGCGATTCAGATTCAATCGTGGACATTTCTAGCGTTTTTCCGAGTGCGGGGTTTGAGTAACACCATGCGATTGGACTCATCGCATCCAAATCGGGCGGTGGGCTCCATTCCCGAAAATGGAAGTTTGTTGGCGCATGAGTGTCAATCAATCGGAGACCCATTTCTCGATATCTCATCATGACTTTGGATTCTTCGGTGCCAGCTGTGGACCACATGCTGAGAAGAGGGAAGCGTCGTGCGCGCATGGTCGGTGTGATGCCACCGTCAATCACTTCTTCGTCAATTCCCCATACCTCGTCCACTAATGCAAGATCTACGGAGAGACCGTGCGCTGCGTTCGGCTTAGCTGATCTGACTAGAAGCTTGGATCCGTCTGGAAGTTTTGCAGCTAAACGACCATAGGAGCGTGTAAGTTTTGCGCCGAAGTACTGCTCAAGGATGTCAGCAATCTCTTCATAGATTTGTGCTGCAGAGTCGAGTCGGTGTGCCATCAAAAGCACAGTCTGTTTCTCTTTGCGGATCTTTGGCATCTCAGTCAGCCACCAGCCTGAAAGAGCTCTAAGAGCAACTGACTTTCCCTGTTGGCGCGCACAAGACACAAGAGAAGTTCGAGTCACAAGCTCAACACCAGCATCATCCGAATATGCAAGCTGATCAGCAAGCGCATTGATCTGCCAATCCATCAACTCAATCTGCATGAACTTGCGAGCCCACTCCACCACAGACTCAACATGCGATCCCAGCTGATCCGGGCTAATCGTCGCCAGTCTCGGCTGGTCGTGACCAGTCAGAGCTGATCCCGGCTGGTTCGGGCTGGTTGGGGAGAAAAAGGACGATGGGCTCGGGGGCAAGGACGATGCTGTGTAAAAAACTGATTCGGTATTGATTGGTGTTCGTGTTGCTTCGGCTCTGTCGTGGATGCGTTGGCGGTCGCGTGCTGATTTGTATTGGGTTCCGCGTCTGCTGTTGCATTCACGGCATGCAGGCACAAGATTGCTCAGGCTGTGGTCGCCACCGCGATCAACCTCAACTAGATGATCTGCAGTATCAGCTACTTTGCGCTGACACCAATGACACATCGGTTGCCCTTTGAGTAGTGCTGCACGATTGGTTGCATACTCTTTATTGTTTGTCGTTCGTTCTCTTGGCATGGCTCACGCGCTTCGCTTGTGCTGGCGCGCCACTGCGTGGCTTGCCCTTGTCAGTGATGTCGGTCTCATCTGTGTGTCTCCGTGTCTGCTGTGTTTGTTTGTTTGTATGTTATGCGAACCGAGAAGACATACAGGGATGAATGCTCCACCCACGGGGTTGCCCTAACCCGTACCCTTTGCACTCATCAGCTGATTATGTTTACAGCTCGCCTCGGCGCTTTGCCTCGCTCACTTCGTTTTGCATGATTGAGGGCGCGCCGATCTACCCTCGTTACCGAGTGTCACCAACTGCCGTGCGAATGGCTTAGGTCGTGCTACTAGCCGATTGTTTAGAGCTGGAAGTTGCTCAGAGTGTAGAGAATGTACTCCATGTCAGAGGGCTTCCAGACTGCATTGAAGTGCGACCCGGCATCAAATGCCATGAGCCATCGCTTCTGCAAAGGTGAAAGCTTTCCGCGCTCAGCTTTGAGCTCTACAGCGAGCAGTTTCCCTGACACGGGATGCAACAGAATCAGATCTGGGAAGCCTGCGTCGCCTTGGACATTGGTGAGCCAGCGTCCTCGAGAGTTTTGTGCCGGTAGGTCATGGTGAATGAGCCATCCGTAACGCTTCGCAACACTAATCACGACCTCTTTCAGATCAGCTTCACTCATTTTTAGATCAGGCTTCACCGCTTACCACGCTTACGACCAGCGACTCGACGCGGATCATCAAACATAGATACAAACAATGTCAGCATTAGACCAAGCAAGATCCCTGCAAGGTTTGCCCACACAAACCACATCATTTCAGCACCTCAATAATCCGACTTGCTTCGTGTGATTTGAGCAACTCTAAAACCGCGCTGTCATCGTTGAGTTCACGGTGGATCATTTCAAGTAAGCGAAGATCGTCTAACCCTGCGTCTTTGGCAAGTTTCTTGATGTAGCCGATCTGCTTCGGTGTTGCGAATGCTCCGCGTGGTACATGTTCTTGAGTGGATGGTTGCCCGGCTGGGCGATCAGTGGTGGGCGCTAGGTTGCCCCCCAGCCGAGCTACCTTTTCCATCTCTTGACGGGAAGGTCGAGGACTATTCCCTTGAGACTGAATTGGGCAGTTACTAATTGCGCGTCCAATTGAGGAGGTCTCACAGTTCTCGACAAAGCTAGTGCTATTTACTCCGCGATCTGAATGGATCTCGTGCGCGTATCCGACTGACATCGGCTTGGCATCGTCGGCGTGGCGGTACAGCTCTGCACGGAAGATGCAAGAGTCTCCGTCGTAGTTCATCATGCAGGTCTCAATGCGTGCATCTGGGTATGCCGTCCAGAAGCGCACAAGACGCTGCTCGACTGTTTCGTAGTTGCTGAGATCAAATCCCATCAGCAAGCCACCCAGACGATTGCATCGTTGCCCGAGACTGTTTTGCGTGTGCGTCCTGAGTCCATGACTAGAGCGTCGCGCACAAGTGACACACGCGAAGGACGGACGGTGTTGCCGGACATCTCGAGTGTGCGTTCTATTTCTTCGTCTGTCATTCCACCGAAGAGCTTGATCGCGTTGTAGATCTTTTGACGCTTAGATCCTGATTTTGGATAGGCGTTGATTGCTGCGCGCTGTGATGTTGGATGCGCTTTCTTTGCTGTGATAACCACATTTCTATTGACTGTTGGCACATATTTTGTGCCACCTAATCCTGTGGTGATTTGGAATAGTTCTGGCTGATGGTCGGACATGTCGGATGCCTTTTCTATGAGTGCGCTTCGAGCGCTTTGATTGCTTGGTCCAGTGTAGTCACATCGTAAAGTGGCATCGGATCATTCAGTGAAAGTTGGTTTTTCATTGTGCGAAGCCGACGGATGATTGATGCGTGAGGGTTTTTGCTGATTGCCATGATGTCGTCAATAAGTCCGAACATTGCCATCGTGTGATTGACATGATCGGTGCGTTCCAGTACAAGCTTGCGAGTTTCTTCTGTGAGTTCGCCTTGATTCCATGCTGTGCCTTCGCTCATTTTGTGCTCCATGGTCCCCATCCGAAGCCGTAACGCTCCATGCCGTAGTTGTAAATTGCTAACCCTGCGATGAGATTAGTTTCAGCGTGTAACAGATCTTCCAGTTCGGTGATGATGCCACGCTCGCTTAGATAATCCAGCCAGAATCCATTGACCTGCATGAGTCCGAAGGATTTGCGTGGATCTTTGTGGTTGATTGCGTTTGGTGTGCAATTTGACTCTCTCCAGATTATTGACTCCAGTACTGTGCGCTGATCTGGATCCCAGCCGAGGTTGATTGCCAGAGCTGAGAACTGTTCGCACGCGCTCGAGTATGGATCAATGTAGATCGTGGAGCTGGTGGTCGTGGTTGGCTCAATAAGGTATGGCTGGACGCTAATCGGCGCTAGGGCAATAGTCCCAGAAGGCTCTTTAGACGCGTTAGGAGCCCCTGTGAGAGCCGTAAAACCGAAAACGGTACAAAGCACTAGCCCTATCAATTTTTCTGCAAAGTAGTTCATTTTTTCTCCAGTGGTATAGGCACGCCCCATGATGAAGCATGCGATCGGAATGCAATTTGTCCTAGTAGGTATTTGCCCGATTCAGGTTCCGTGAAAATCTGTACGAGGATCTCTTGTCCGTTATCCATTACTCCTGTGTAAACGGAGTAGTCAAAGAACTGCGGTTCACTCATAATCACTTGCCTTTCGTCGGTACTTCGACCTTAGGGCATGGGTCAAGCTTTTGGTGGGATTTCCCCGAAGACCTTCAGGAACGCGGCTTTTACCCAGATCACCGAGTCTGCAGCTTGTGGTGTGATCTCAATATGGAACCAGTCGCCCTTTGGCGCACCGTGAATAGTTGGCTTCTCGTACTTCATCCATGCGTAACGATCACAGCGCCATGCGCGTCCGTGTGGCTCTGGGAAGTAGTCGAGGATGCACTGCAAGCCGAGGTCGTTGGCGTTTGCGACGAGCTTGTCAATGAACACAAGCGCTTCTTTGCGTGAGCCTTTTGGATGCTTCTCACTCTTGCGATATGAAAGATCTACAGCTCTGCCAGTCGCGTGAACTGAAAGCGATCCGGGCTTACCGCGCATATCACGCTGCCCCCACGAGCCATTGTTGAACATGGATCCATTTGATGCAGCGATGGCTTGCTTGATCCATTCGTTCATTCCTGCTCGAGGAGCTGGTGATGCTCCGTCAGCGTTGCCTATGTAGTCCCTAGCGTTCGGGACTCCCGGCTTAGCTTTGGCTATCGCCACGACCGAACGCTCCGTCTTTAGGGTTCACCCAGCGCAGAAGTGGTGGAATGATTGCTGCGATTGCACCTTTGCCAAAGTCGCGCGGATCTGTTGTGCCGGTGGAATAAACCGCGATGAGAGCTCCGACTACTGATCGTGCATAGCTGGCGAGCATGGCTTTGTCTTTAGCTTTCATCGTGTCCGTCCTTTTGTTTGTTTTTGAGTCCGTTTGATGCAAGTAATCCTATTAGACCGCCAGAGAGTGTCATGAGCATTGGGTTGAGCACTGAGAAGGCTTCCGCGTCGTTCGGTGCTTGCTCGAGTGGCTGTGTCACAAAGAGCAGACCGTAAAGCAGCGTGAAAATGGAGCCAACGAAAGCAAGTGTCAGACCGCACCCAACGATGAGAATGAGTCGAGCTTTGATTTCTTCGTTCGTGTATTTAGGCACAGCGACCTGTCCCAACTTGTAGATCTGATGAAATCGTTACTGGCTGGTTGCCTGCCCGCACACAATTCTTGCGTTCACGATCCGAGCATCCGGAGCATCCCCACACGACGACTGCGACGAGCATGCCGTAGCCGATGAGGTAACGCCATTTCATTATTCTTCTGTTTGTGTGTCGGTTGCTGGTCGTTTTAGCGGTGCTGGTGGGTCTTCGTCTAACAGCCATAGCGTTAGTTCGTCACCTAACAAAGCCCAACCAGTTTCATAACCAGCGTCAAGAAGTAACTGCACCATAGGTGGATTTATCATGCCGAAATCTCCAATAAAACAATGTTTGATACAGAGTTACCTACTTGCACGGTAACGCCAGCGGTATTGTTTTGGTTCTTGAATTGCGTTTTATAGGTTGTTGCAGAAGTCGTAGCAGGGCTATCTAAATACATTGATGTTTGGCTGCCAATATAATTATCTGCTGTTGAATTGGTGTATCCCGCTGCATAAGCAAATTGGGAAAGAGTGGTTGCACCACGCAATAAAATTATGTCGCAACCAGTAGCCGCATTGGCGCCGCCTTTTGCAACTCCAGCCTGACTAACCAAAACAAGTATTTTGCTACTTGTTGCCGACGGTGTAATAGTTGCAGTCGTGCCTGTATCTGCATAAGTGCTTGTTGAATTGTTTGCCTGTGCATTGTTATTTGCTGAAACGACTTGCAAAACGCGAAACGCACCACGCAGGTTATTTACATACGATGCAGTCAGGACTTCTCCTGCGACCGCCGTTGCCGGAAGTGTGGTAGGTGTTGCCATAGTGTCTCCTAGGTTAGTGCGTACACGGTTGAGAGTGTGGAACTATCAAGAATGAAGTCCAGATAGACCTGTGTCGGGGATGTGTAGATCGTGGTTTTGTGTGGCTGGCTGAAAGTAATCTCATGAGAGATGCCTTCAAGAGCTGCAGTTTCCGAGACGATCGATGTCGTGGTTGGACTGGTCTGGATCGTTTTCTCAATTCTGACCACGCTTCCGATGTCGAGTGTTGCCACCACATCACGCTGAGCTGTAGTCAAAGTCTGGAACTCTGTCGTCAGACCAGTGAAGACTGCTGTCGGCTGTGGTCTGATGAGGTATAGAGCAAGAGCAAGAGCTGCAGCGTCGTTATGCAAAAGGCTTCCCAAATAGGACACAGACTGGATGAAATACTCTGCCTGTGAACCTGCATCGTCAATGGTCTGTGGGTTGGTTGGGTCTTGCAAAGTTGAAACAGTCGCGCGATTGACCACCTTGTCCGCGCCGAAATTGATGCCAAGATCCGAATATGGATAGTCGCCATGATCGCTGAATGTTGCTATCGGTGTTCCAACAAAACTTCCGATTCTGTTTTGGAATGTGAACACTCCTGAACGGTTCACGAACGCGCGTCCCTGTTCCGCGTCAATGATGTCGGCTAGGTATTGCTGGACATTGGTTCCCTGTGGGACCGTGAATGCAGCTGATCCGCCAAGCGTGGTTTCGCCTGTCTCAATTGATTGCTGACCTACGCCTTGGAAAGCGTCCACTTCTGAAAGCGCAAGCATCTCAACCACTCGAGCGCTTGAAAGCTGTTCGCTGACATTCCATTCGTCCAGTTCTGCCTGTGCGAGTAGATATTGGTTATCTACACAGAACACCTGCACGGTGTCGTTGTTGTCCATGCTGAAGAAATAGTCGTATGTGACGATGATTCCCTGAAAGAGCGACTCGGCTGTTCCTGACGCGTCATAACGGTAGAAACGCACTTGGCGCATCGGTGCGAGACCCGGCTGGTTATTTGCTGGGTCGGCGTTCGCATCGTTGAAAGGGTTGAACGCGCCATAAGCGATCTGGTCGTTGAGTGTGAAGCTCATCGTGCCGGGCAAGAACTGGTCTCCAATGTCGCGACGACCTCGAAAAATGTTCACAGCTGTCACGCCTGTGGTCACATCGGCAAAAGTTGTGCCCGGTCCCAGCGTGTACAGCGTGTTGTCTAGAACGCCTTTTAGATCTGAGTCAAGTACAAAACTGCCCGAATCGAAGCCTGTGTCTATCTCAAGCTTGTATTCACCAGACTGGACAACTGCTGCAGTCATGGTTATGCGACCGAGATGGCTGCTGGACCGTATGCACGATTAGCTGCACGAATGGCATCGATTACTGCTTTGCCTTGTTCGGCTGATGAATTGAGTCCACCGTTCACGGTGATGTTGTATTGCGAGCCACCGCGCATCGCTGCGAACTCTTCCGCGCTCGTTGGGATTGATGCCATTGTGGACTCTGATGGACCTAAGAAAATTGCGTTGGTAAGGTCTTGGAAGTTTGCTCCGATGCCCTTGACATCTGCCAGCTTTAGGTTCGGGTTTTTTAGTTTTGTTTGTGCCTGAGCAATTGCTGCACTAATTCCAGCGACCATCGCTTCGCCTTGCTTGACTCCAGCGCCATAGAACAGGTCAGCACCAAAGACACCGAGCGCATCAGCAAACATGTTCAGCGAGTCCAGCATTTGGTTGATCCCATTAGGTCCTGTAATCGCGTCTGAGCCACCTTGGATCAGTTCTGTGGCGATTGCGTCTCCAGCTTCTTGACCGGCTGCTAGAACGCTTCTGAGAGCCCTTTCCGATAAACCCAGTTTGAGCAGTTGCTCTACCTTGGCTCCGAAGGCTTTTGCACCGTTGGCTTGCTGTGTGAGCTGGGCGAGGATGGTCGTTCCGGCTTCTTTGGCAGCATCAGCTGCGCCAGTGATAGAGAACTCTCCAGTGACCGATTCCGAGACTGTCTGCTTGAACTCGTCATAGGCATCTTTAGCTTGCTGCAGTTTGTCTTTGGCAGTGTCCAAAGCTTCAGCGAACTGCTTCTCGATCTCTTCTCGAGCCTTTTTGATTTTCTCGCCCATCTTGTCCACTGATCCACCGGCACCCTTTGATGCAGTGTCAAGACCTTCAAGACCAGTCGTGGCTAGTTTGCCACTATCAGCCATGCGAATAAGTTGCTGATTTGATCTTGACGATTCTGTGTTGAACGCGCCAAGGCTGTCTTTCATTCCGTCCATCTGACGCTTGTATAGAGCAAAAACTGCAACTCCAGCGATCACAGTCGCGATGCCTATACCGGTCGCGATCTGAACAGCTGTGAATGATGCTGCTAGTGCATAGTTGATGCCGATGGTGATGAGGCTGACTGCTTTCCATGCAGCGAGCGCGATGTTGGTTGCCACGATTGCTGTCGCGATAGCTGCGATCACGACAGACACGCCGAGGATCACTGGTGTGTTTTTGCTAGCCCATTCAGCGAATTTTGTGAGGAACGGCAATACAGCCTGCACAGCTGGAAGAAGCGCCATTCCGATTTTTGTTGCAGTGTCTTCGAGTGTTGCTCTGAGTATGCGTTGCTGGTTGGCTAGACCGTCGCTGGTTCGCGCGAAGTCGCCCTGTGCGTCTGTTGTCTGTTCAAGGATTGCTTTTTGTGCTGCAAGGATTTTCTGTTGTGCAGTGAGCGCTCCGCTGCCTTTGTAGATACCCATTTCGGTTGCTTTGGCTTTGAGAGTGGCATCGTCAAGCAATACACCGAAGCGTCTCAGCGGTTCTGCTTCACCTCGAAGAGCTGCACCGAGCGCGAGTGTCGCTTCTTCTGGCGTGCTGTTATTGAACGACGCGAGATCAGATGCCAGTGTCACGAAGTCGGTTGAGAATGTTGCTAGGTCGTCGCCAGCTAGCCCGGCTGCTTTTCCGAATGTTCCGAAAGTTGATGCAGCTGTGAGTGCTTCGTTTTGTGTTTGTCCGAGAGCTTTATTTGCATTGTTGGCAAAGTTCTGGATGCTCTTGGCTGAGGATCCAAAGATTACTCCGACTTTGTTTTGTGTTTCGGCAAGATCTGATGCCATTGATACGGCTTTGCCACCGGCGACGGCGAATGCGCCGATCGCAGCTGTGGCTGGCAAAAAAGATTTCTTGAGCAAGAATGTGGCTTTTTCACCATTGGTTTCAAGTTCCTTGAACGCTTTGATGCTTCGCTCAATACCTTTACCGTCAAAATCGGTGATGATGGGAATGCGAATTGCCATTAGATCTGTCCACTTCTTGCGATTGCTTTAGTGATGTTGTCCTCGACTGATCTTGTAATCTGTTCCACAGCGCTGTTGATGTTGTCCTGATTTTTTTCTACTGCCGGATACATCGTTCTTGAAGGGTTTTCAGGGAATGTTGCAGCAAGGTTCTCGATCAGCGTGTTGGTCCAGCTGTAGGTGATGCCCTTGCGCTTTTGAGTGGATGTAGATTTACCACCACGCCCAGCAATATCAAACACAATTCCTGCAGGGTTCTTTTGCTGCACAATAAAAGCGCTCAGAGTTTCGTATTGTGCGCCATTGATTAGGTTCTTTTTTCGGGCGCGTCGAGTGTCAATTTTTACGCTCACGCCACGATTAGCGATTGCCTTGTCCCACGGCATGATGTGTCGCCATTTGCGACCAAAGCCACGCATGACAGTGGAGCCGATCCCATTGGGGATATTCGCTCGAGCGTCGTTCAAGGTTGGTTCCATAAGCCGCTTGTATTCTTTGGTAATTTCGCGACGGAGATCTGGGGCAAGACGATTCAGCAGCTTGAGGTCTTCTTTGATTCCTCGTATTTCTGTGCTGACTTCGATTGCCATGTTGTCACTTCCTGTTTCTTTCCTCTAACACAGTAGTGACA